TATATAGAACCAAGTATACTAAAAGATAATATTGACTCTTTCAACGAGCTCCCAGTTTACTTTAACCATCAACGTACCCCCGACGATTTGTTGGGCATGGCTATCAACCCGGAATACGTAGAATTAGAAGATGGTTTACAAGCTGTGAAGCTTATGGCACGCATCCACAAGGATGCTATGAAAGCAAATGAAGTGTTAGAAAAAATAGAAAATGGCGATATGACTCATGTCAGTATTGATTGGCTTTCCAAGGATGTTGACGTCTTAGGTGAGCCATTTGCGACAGACATTCGTCCTGTCGAGGTGAGTTTCATTGATAATGAGACTCGTACTCCTGTGTGTGACGCATGTACAATTGAAACGAAATGTGAAGAAAAGGAAGAATCTTGTGACTGTGATGGTCATGAGGAAAAGCAAGTACCTGTAGAACACGGGTCAACTAGCGAGGTAACTATGACAGAAGAAGTAGTAGAAACAAAAGAAAGCAATCCTATCGTAGAGCGTGAATTCGCAGCTATGAAAGATAAAATTGCAGAGATGGAATCTGTCCACGCAGAGTTAACTTCAGCTCACGAAGAAGCTCTCGCCACTATCTCCAAGTTCGAGGAAGCAGAAGAATTAAGAAAAGCAGATGCTGCAAAAGCACGCGTTTCTGGATTTGTTGATGCAATTATCAATAAGGAAGCATTACTCGGCAAGGTAGATGATGAGACTAAAGAAGAGCGTATGAAAGAACTTAACGCATGGGATGAGATTAAGCTAGAAGGATTCAGCATAGCTATGGAACAAATACCAGTTCCTGAAGAGACCGAAAGGACCTTCGGAAAAGGTAAATCCGTAGAAGCTGAAGCAAAACCAGAGGAAGTAGAAGCTCCAGAAACATCACGAATGTTCGCGATGAAAGATGGAAGAATTGTTTTCAATGGTGTAGAAGAAGAAAATAAGGAAGAATAAATATGGCAGAAACCAAAACAGTATTAGTAAATGATGGTGGAGCTCCAGCAAGAATTATGAATTTCAAAGCTGGTGAAGCAATTGAAGCCGGTGAAGCATTAAAAATGCACACTGACGGAACTGTTAAACTTCAAACATCCAATTTATTAGAAATAGTAGGGTTTGCATTAACCGATGCAGCATCTGGTGCGCAATGTTCAGTTGTAACCGGAAGCGGAATCATCCTTAATGTAATAACCGATGCAGTAACATGTGGTGACGAATTGTCAGTAGACAGTGCAAAACCCGGTTTCCTAGAAACCAAAACTGCATACGCAGATGGAACAGCCGAGGATAAAATAGTAGCAATCGCTCTAGAAACCAACGCAACCACAGACACGATGACTAGGGTCATGGTGATTTAAGGAGATATAAAATATGGTAACAGCACAAAAAGGTCTCGCAACCTCAACACTATCTAGTGTAGCTAACCGTGTACTTGTCGATTACAAAGATGCTTTACAAGACTACAAAGTCACAAGCATGCCTGTTCTCGAAATGTTCGCAGAGCGCTTCACTACCGAAACTGGTGGGGATGTAGACATAAGTTTCTCTAAGCCTAGCATGAAGCTAGAAGCCTTAGAAGAAGGAGCAACTCCAGCATACCAACACACTGACCTACGCAACGAGCGTATCAGCGTTAAGGAATGGGGAATTGCAGTCGGTGTAACCCGCAGAATGTTAGAAGACTCCCGTTTCTCTGAAATGGAACTAGCTTTGAACGAAGCTAGAAGAGCAGTCGAAAGACATGTCACGGAACACGCAATCAAAGCATTATTCGGTATTGGCGACGCAACCTACGGTACAGGAATTAGCGACACAAGTATTTCAGCAACTAACACAGAAGCTGAAGTTACAACTTTCGCTAACAACCCACACGGTGGTTTCTTCGGTGAATTGGATACAAACGGCTCTGGTGGATTAGATACAGACGCAGATGTCCGATTATCAGAGTATGGAATATATACCAAAGACGATTTGGCAAACCTTGGTGTAGGAAGCACTGGTTCCCACTACATGGTTTGTACTGACGGCGACACAGACGCAGTCGGAGATTTGGCACTTGGTGACATCACCCAAGCTATGGAACTTATCGGAGCAAAAGGATTGAATGCAGATACAATCATGATATCCCCTATGCACTATAAGACTCTATTGAACTTGGCTGACTTCACTGTACCTTTCTCAGGCGCAGCTGGAACAGCAGGTATAGTCCAAAAAGGTGGAGTAGATTATGTTAACGACGTATCTGCCTCTGGTGTTGTAGGACAACTTTACGGATTAAATGTCGTAATGAACTCTTACATACCAAAGAACAGATTTGGTGTTTTCGATATGTCTATCAAGCCTATGGCTTACGTCGAGAGACGTGGATTGACTGTAGAAGAAGCTAACCCCGGATTCGGAATTACTGGTTCTTACATGTCCATGAGATATGGATTGAAAGTTATCAGACCTGAAGCTGGTGTAATCGTTATTGGCGATTAAAGTTAACCGACTTTACTAATCTAAAGATATAGTCGCTTGGCTAGTGCGGCAAACAAAACTAGCCACCAACCCCACAAGGAGAAACTGTATGGTCAAAATACCTAGAAATATAAAGAAAACTGGACAACCGTTGGGTGGTATAGGAGCTCAACAATCAACCAGACGCACACATGCGTTAGTATTAGACGACAGGCTAATCTCCAAACAATACATTTCTAATAAAGCTGATTCAAAAGTCAGCAATGATGCATTTGGTGGTTCATGGGCTGATGTTACAGACATAGCACCATCAAAAAATGCGCTTAATAATAAATTCAATGCTTTAGAAGTATCTACTTCAGCTTGGACTCAGGAAAGTTCAAGTGCATCAGATTCTAAAACAAGAACATTTGATAGTGGTAATGTAGGTATAGGTTCAACCTTAGCTTATAGTGCTATAGATGAAAAACTTGTTGTAGATGGAAACGTAAAAGCTGTTGATTTTATTTCTTCTGGCGACGCGTCTATAGGTGATGACTTATCACTTATTTCTGATGCTTCTATTATTAATTTTGGTGTTAATAGTGATGTTAATTTAACACACGTACACGACACTGGTTTACTTTTAAACAGTTCTAGACAATTACAATTCGGTGATTCTGGAACTTATATCCATCAATCAGCCGATGGAGTGTTAGATTTAGTGGCTGATACAGAGATAGAAATAAACGCAACTACTATTGATATGAATGGTGCTGCTGACGTTTCAGGCAATCTGACAGTTGGTGGTAACACTACAATTACAGGAAACCTTACAGTTAATGGTACAGCAACATCTATAGCAACTACTAATGTAACTACTGGCGACAATATAATAACACTTAATAATGATGTTACGTCAGGTTCACCTTCTGAAAATGCAGGTATCGAAGTTAGACGTGGTGGTTCAACCACTGTTGCACTACGATGGAACGAAAGTACAGACAAATGGCAAATTACCAATGATGGTAGTAGTTATAATGATATAGCTACAGCAGCAACCACACATAATGCTGTTACGATTGATAACCAAGGTTTAGGTTTATTAAGTTTAAGTACACAAGCAATAACAGTAAATGATGTTATGCTTAAAAAAGATGGTGGAGGAACTATTTCAGTAAACGAATCTGATAACAGCGAAAATGTAACTATAACTGGTGTTGGTGGAAATAGTGGAACTACCGCTTTAGTAGTTACAGGAGGAACATCAGCTTCGTCAAATGCAGCAGTCTCGATTACGGGGCATCTTGAGGCAACGACGAAATCTTTTAATATACCCCATCCTCTAATAGAAAATAAGCGTTTAGTTTATGGTTCTTTAGAAGGTCCTGAGCATGGAATGTATGCTCGTGGCTCTTTTGATGTGGTAGATGAAAGGCGAAAAGTAGCAGTAGACTTACCTTTATATTGGTCTAAGATGGTTTTCCCTGACTATACTGTAAATTTAACAACATATGGAGATTATAACGTGTGGATAAAAGATAGAGATGAAAACGGTTTCTGGGTTGAAACAAACTCAGATAAAGAATGGAGCTTTGATTGGAATGTAATTGGCGGAAGGAAAGACGCAAAACTGGAGGTTGAGCCAGATGCCTAACCCAAGAGTTGTAGTAACCGGAGGAGGTTCTGGCGTTGAAGGTAAAATAGAATTCGTTAATGATGATGGTACAGAGATAGGCTCTTTGGAACCAAAAAACACTAGTGGAGATTCTAGTACAGATGAAGTGGAAGCGGAAGGATTGAAAGTAAGTGGAGGTACTTATACCTCAGCATAAGGTGATTTAAAATGGCAAACACAATTTTAATTAAAAGTAAGACCGACGGTGCAGGAGCCCCTGCACACGGAGCAGGTCTAAAAGTTGCAGAACTCGCCGTCAATACATCGAATACACCAGCAACGGCCGCAGGTAGAGGTAATCTATTTTTAGGTGTAACAGCAGAAAGTGCTACAAATCTTACTGCTGGTACTAACACCGCTTCAGCCTATAATGCTGACCAAACTGGTGGTATTGTATGGGTAGGTGCCCCTATTCTTGATGAAGATGATATGGCGTCAAATGATGCAACTAAGTTAGCAACTCAACAGTCTATTAAGGCATACATTGACACAGCAACAGCAGCAACAAGAGATATAGACGCGCTTGATGCATTTAGTGGAGTACCACATGCAACAAACGATGAATTTTTAATATCGGACAACGGAACAGAAAAGAGAGCCACAACGACAATGGTAGCAAATGGAGCATTTGCGCTAGTTAGCGGAGACGCAACAATAGCAGCCGGTGGTGCATTAACAATCGCAGCAGATTCAGTAGAACATAGTATGGTTAATGATAACCTAATTAGTGGTTTTACTAATATTGGTGAAGCACCAGCTTCATCTGACGAACTTCTTGTAAGTGATGGTGGAACTCTAAAAGCTATGACAATAGCTAATTTAGCAGCTAGTTCAGAGTTTGCTAGTGCAGTTTCAGTTAGTGATAATTCTGGCTCTACGGCAATGCCAGTAGTATTTCATGACGAATCAAATAATTTACATGATGATACTGGAGCTTTTACTTATAAACCAAGCACTGGAGAAGTTACAGCAACTAAATTCATTGGTGCATTGACTGGTAACGTAACTGGTGACGCAAGTGGAAGTGCTGGTACTGTAACAAGTATTGGTAATTTAACAGGTGATGTAACATCTAGTAACAGAGCAACAACAATAGCCGCTGCCGCAGTTCATCACGGAATGTTACATGATGATATCATTTCTGGACAAGATGCTTTAACTTCAGGTTTAGCAAGCACAGATGAATTTGCAATCAGTGATGCTGGTACTGTCAAAAGAATGGATGTCAGTGTATTACAATCTTATTTACAATCGAACTTAACATTTACAACTAACACTGATACAGACGTTTCTATAGCAAATCTTAAAACAAGATTGGCTGGTGGATTCGGAAGTAATGCAGTTACAATCGGTGACAGTAGTGATGTAGTAACAATAGGTAACGACCTAATAGTAACTGGTGACCTAACTATATCTGGTGATACAGTTACAGCAAATGTAGCTACACTTGATGTTGAAGATAAAAACATCACAGTTAATAAAGGGTCAGGTGACACTAGTTCAACCGCAGATGGTGCTGGTCTTACAATCCAAGACGCTGTAGATGCATCGAATGATGCTACTTTGCTTTGGAACGCTTCAAATGATAAATTTGTATTTTCGCATTTGATAGAAGCACCGGGAACATCAATTTTCACTAATCTTGATATATCAGGCGATGTTGATGTTGATGGAGCTCTTGAAACAGATGCACTTACAATAGGTGGTACTGCAATAGCAAGTGTCATAGCAGGAACTACAGTTGCCAACGCAACTACTGCTGCGGTAGCAACAACAGTAACAATTACAGATAATGAAAGCACTGACGAAGATAATGCTATAATCTTTACAGCTGGTGGAGATGTAGATGGTGGAAATATAGGTTTAGAATCAGATGGTACTTGTACATATAATCCATCAACAGGTAAAATCACAGCAACAGGATTTGTTGGAGCATTAACAGGTAATGTGACAGGTGACGTTACAGGTGACGTTACAGGAAACGCAGACACCTCTACTAAAATTGCAAGCATTACAAACAGTAACATTGTACAACTAACTTCATCACAAACGTTAACAAATAAAGTATTGACATCTCCAGATATTAATACACCCGATATAGACGGTGGTAATATTGACGGAGCTACAATTGCTACAAGTGATATAACAGTTGGTTCTAGTAAAACATTAAATGTATCTGGTGGAACTTTAACAACTTCTACAGCTCAAAAGAAAGCAATCGTAGAAGGAGTAGGTTCAAGCTTTGATGTAGGTAATGTTACAATGACAGCTAATGGTATAACAATTGATGGAACTTTTACTGATGGTACAATGAGTA